TGCCTAATGTTTGGATTGACGAAAATAAGTGCAAAGAAGGCATAAAAGCCTTAGAGTATTATCATTACGAAACAGACAAGAACGGCAACAGGCGAAACATACCAGCTCACGATTGGTCAAGTCATGGGTGCGATGCGTTCCGTTATATGGCTGTTGCGTTTAAGGAATCGGTTAAACATAAGCCGATTAAAAAAGCTTACGTTCAACATGGTTGGATGGGGTAGATTATGGGCAGTTTACGCGAATTTTTGATTGATATGGGGCGCAATGCTTACGGCTTAGGCGAGAATGTCGCAAGTTTGGGTAGTGCTGCGATTGCTGAGCCTGTCGCTGGCTATGCGGCTATGTTTGACCCTGTGCATGGTGCGCAAGCCATACGCGAGGGCATGACATACACGCCACGAACACAAGCAGGGCAAATGTACCAACGAGGCGCGGCAAATGCTATTGGCCAAGCGGTTAAGCCTGTTATGCCTGTCATTGACACATGGCAGCAAGGCGTTGATATTGCAGGGCGTTACAGTCCAACACTTGGCGCAATGCTCAAGACTGCGCCCACAGCTTTAGGCGTCGCGCTAGGGGCTAAGCCGTCTTTACAAGCAGGGCGGCAAGTAAGCGAGAGTCTAGGCGCGATGCAAGCGCGAATGGTTGCTAATGCTAACGCACCAAGAACACTAAACACAGGGTTTAGGGGGCAACGTGGGGCGATTAACCCTAGTGATTTTAACCTAGTTACTAACCCTGATGGAACGGTTACGCTTTATCACGGCACAACAAGAGACGCAGCGCAAAAAATAATACAGGAAAGAAAACTACTATCGGCTGGCGAACCTGACGTTTATATGACAACCGACCCGATGGCTGGTTATGGCGATGGCACAACAGTTAAATTCAATATTGACCCTAAGCATATTTATTTAGATGACGAGTTCCCTAGTGGGCGTGTGGATTTTAGAATGCCAGCCGCTAAAGGTTGGCGTATTCAAAACCCTGAGATTCACAAGTAAAAATCACAATTTATTGTCGAGATGACAACATGAAAGACCAAGATTTATATACACAGTTTTGCGACAACATCAAGGCCGATATTGAAGCCAAAAGCGAAGAACGCGAATTAATGCGTGATGACCAACGATTCGCGGCAGGTGACCAATGGCCCGAAATGATACGCAAAGGTCGAGAGTCGGCAGGGCGGCCAATTCAAACAGTGAATCGCTTGCCTGCTTTTATTGACCAAGTTGTAGGCGATGCACGTCAAAACAAGCCAAGCATTAAAGTTCATGCTGGTGAAGATGGGGACACAGACGTGGCCGCAATTTATGATGGCCTCATTCGTTCAATTCAAAACGAATCAAACGCTGATTTTGCTTATGACTCTGCTATTGAGTGTACAGCGACTTTTGGATTTGGTGCATGGCGCATTAAGACAGACTACGAAGCCGAGGACAGCTTTAACCAAATTATCTGTATTGAGCGTATCACTGACCCGTTATCTGTGTACTTTGATAAAAACAGCCAGTTGCCTGATTATAGCGATGCTCGCCATGTGACAGTTCGCGTCAAGATGACAAAAACAGAATACAAAGCACGTTGGCCAAAAGCTGAAGAAGCAGACTACAGTTTTGAGGATATGAAAGGCGATTGGGTAGCAGATAAAGACAACATTTGGGTAGCTGAACATTGGTACAAAGTTGAAGAAAAGGCAACACTCTACGCGGTTGAAGACTTTGAGGGCAATACGCAAGTTACAACACAGAAGCCGCAACAAGGCTTTAATGTCGTTAATCAACGTGAAACAACTATCACTAAAATTAAAGTCTGTATGCTTAGCGGTGCAGGCATTTTAGAAGAATCTGATTGGGCAGGTAAGTATTTGCCGATTGTAGGTGTAAACGGCAAGGAAGATTTAGTAGATGGTAAGCGCACGTTACGCGGCCTTGTTCGTTTTGCTAAAGACCCACAGAGAATGTATAACTATTGGCGCACGATTGATACTGAGCAAAAAGCACTTGCACCTAAAGCACCTGTATTAGTGACTGCTAAACAGATTGAAGGTTACGAGCAGCACTGGCAAGACAGTCTCACATCTAACGCTCCATATTTAATCGTGAATGATGTCCCTAGCGCAGCCATGCCACAACGTATCAATGCAGGCATTGTTGATAAGGGTGCAACCGAAGCGGCTTTGATGTGTGTTGACGAGATGAAAAGCACAACAGGCATTTACAGCGCATCATTAGGCGAACAGGACAACGAAAAATCAGGCCGTGCTATTTTGGCACAACAGCGCAAGGGCGATACAGCTAACTTTACGTTTATTGATAACATTGCTAGGGCAATCAAGTACACAGGCCGCGCTATTATTGATTTGATACCTAAGATTTATGATGCGGCGCGGGTTGTTAGTGTCATGGGCGAAGATGGCGCGAAAAAGTTAGAGAAAATCAATCAGGTTACAATGAAGAATGGCAAACCTAAAAACATGGATTTGTCGGTAGGCAAGTATGACTTCGTTGTAACTCAAGGTGCAAGTTATGCAACTAAGCGTATTGAAGCGGCTTATGCTTTGGTTGAGTTAGCGCGCGCCTATCCGCAAATTATGGAAATCGCAGGCGATGTTATTATAAAATCAATGGACTTCCCAGACTCTGACCAAATTGCATCACGACTAAAAACTATGTTGCCGCCACAGTTACAGCGTGATGAAAACGATGAGGAACAAAAGCTACCGCCAGAAGTTGAATCAATGATTGAACAGGGCAAGCAACAAATTGAGCAATTGCAACAACAACTTAATGAGGCGATGGACGAAAAGGATGATAAAGAAGACGAGTTACGGCTTAAAAAGTACGAAATTGACGTAAAAGCCGAGATTGAAATGGCCAAACTTGCCGCTACAAATTCGATTTTAACACCCGATGATGTACAGCAAATTGTGAATCAAATGCTTGCTAATGCCGCTCAACAACCTGAGCTAGACGAGCAAGAAGAGCCATTGGGACAAGAGCCAATGATTGATGAGCAAATGTTAATGCAGCAACAAATGCAAGAACAAGAGCCAATGATACAGCAAGACGTTAATCTTGACGGGTTACAATTGCCAGACGTGCAATTGACCGAGCAAACGGACGGCCAATCGTTTGACTAAGTAAGTAATTTAGATTATTGTTATACTACTGTTACTAGACAGCAAAACTAGGTCGCCGTGATGGCGCGTGTAAATCCGATTCAAGGAAACCCTATCCCATGAGTGATACTAATACTCAGTCTGATGTCGTTGTGGATTCATCACCACAGGTCGAAGAAGTTGTCGAGAATCCTATTGTTGACGAAGTGGAAACCGAAGGCGAACAGCCAAAAGTTGAAGCTGATAAACAAGAAGATGAAGATGACGATTCCAGCCTACCGAATGGCGTTAAAAAGCGCATTGATAAAGTTACCCGTCAAAAGTATGAAGCCATTGCAGAATCTAACCGTTTAAAAGCTGAAATTGAGCAATTACGGGCGCAAATTGCACCAAAGCAAGAAGCTCCTGATATTAGCCAATTTGACACTTTAGATGATTACGTTGAAGCGGTAGCAGAGTACAAGTTACAGCAAAAAGCACAGAGCGCGCAAAATCAACAAGCTAAACAGACCCAAGAACAAGCGATTGCACAAGATTGGGTAGCTAAAGTTGATAAAGCACGAAGTGTTGCGCCTGATTTTGACGAAGTATTTAGCAATGTTGCTGATGTACCATTTGCTCAAGTGGCTTTAGACGCGGTTGCACAGCATCCCAAAGGGGCTGAAATTGCGTACATTTTGGGTAAAGACCCAAGCGAAGCCTACCGAATTGCAGCACTCGCACCTTATCAACAATTGATGGCGATTGGCGAGGTTGCAGCAAGAGCTAATTTACCAAAACCCAAGACGGTATCGACCGCGCCTGCACCCGTTAAACCTGTCGGAAGTTCAAGTGGTGGCAAGAAATCCATCAATGAAATGACAGACAAGGAATACAACGAGTTTCGCGCAAATCAAATTAAACAACGTCGCAGATGACGTAGTGGAGTAGAGCATCATGGCTAATAGTTTTAATGTAACCGACCTTGTGACACGCGAAGTATTGCGTGTTGCACATGAAAAATTAAGTTTTATTGGCACGATTGACCGCCAATACGACAAATCCTTTGCAACAAATGGCGCGAAACATGGCGACTCTTTACGAGTTCAAAAGCCAAACCAATACTTACGCCGTCAAGGTTCGCGTGTCATGGACGTGCAAGACCAAGACGAAGAAACCAGTACCATCACCGTTGCGACTCAAGACGGCGTTGATATGCGTTTTAACAGTGCTGAATTGTCTTTAATTACGCCCGATTCGATTGATGAATTTAGCAAAAAATATATCGAACCTGCTGTTTCTATCTTGGCCAGTGGTATCGAATCCGACTTCTTAACTTTTGCCACTAAACTTGTATATCAACAAGTCGGTACTGCTGGCACTCCGCCGACTGACCTTGCGGCTATCGGTGCAGCCCGTGCGAAGTTAAACCAACAATTAGCTCCGAAAGATGGTAACCGTTTCGTGCAAATGGACTCTGTGACCATGGGCGGCTTGGTCAATGGTTTAAAAGGTTTGTTTCAAGATTCTAACCAAATTAAAGAGCAATATCGTGAGGGCATGATTGGCCGTACAGGTATGGCTGATTGGTACGAAAACGAGCGTATGTATGCTCACACTAACGGCTCAAGCGATAATGCTGGCACAGTAAACGATACTGTTGTTAGTGGTGATACCTCGGTAACACTTGCAAGTATGGGTATTAACAAGACCATTACAGCGGGTTCGATTATCACTTTCGCGGGTTGCTATGATGTAAATCCCGAAACTAAAGCAGCTTATGCACATCTCAAGCAATTCGTTGTTACTGCTAACGCTACGACTGATGGTGCTGAGGCTGTGACTGTGTCTATTAGTCCTGCAATCATTACTACAGGTGCGCGCAAAAACTGCTCCGCTGTACCAACTAACGGCGGCGCGGCATTGATTACAGGCGCAGCTTCTACTGCTTACACTCAAAACTTGATGTATCACAAAGAAGCGTTCCAATTCGTTACTGCTGACTTGCCATTGATGGCTGATGCTGCTAAGTGCGTACGCCGTAATCAGGACGGTTTATCCATGCGTGTATGGCAAGGTAGCGACATCCGTAACGATGAGTTATTGATGCGTATTGACATTCTTTACGGCATGGCTGCATTACGTCCTGAATGGGCTTGCCGTATCACTAACTAATTGATTGACTAGGGGCTGTTACGCCCCTTTGGAGAATTGAAATGACTGCTGTTAATCCTGCATCTTACGAAACATTGAGTTACGGCTCTGCCGATGGTTGCCGTGTCGTTGGTTCTGCTACTGAAAAATTGAGTTTATGGGGCGGCACTCCTGCGGTTCAACCCGCCGCACTTACCGCGCAATTAACAACTATTACCATTGCTGATGCTGCGGGTACGCCTGACTATGCATTGCAAGCTGTAATCAATACCAATGCTTACGGCTTTGCCAGTGCTGCTGAGGCAATTACGACCTTGTATGTTATCAAAAACTTACAAACTCGCGTTGCTGAATTAGAAGCACGTTTGGTGGCTGTTGGTGCTTTAGCTGCTGCTTAATCGGAGAATGGCTATGCTTGTTATTATGAAACACGACAAACATGGCCATTGCTTTGCATATAATCCCAATGAAGTTAATAATTTAAAGTCGCTAGGTTGGTACGAAAAGCCTAAGCCAATAATTCAAGAAACAATTCAAGAAGTACCGCCACCACAGGCCAAGAAAACAGTCAAAAATCGGAGAAAATAATGGTCACTGCCGACTTAGTACGCGCCACGCTCCGATTGATAGGCGCAATATCATCATCCGAAACACCAAACGCTGACGAGTCTAGCGATGCTTTAGAAGCATTGAATCTTATGCTTAGCTCATGGGGCGCATCTCGTTTCTTATCTGCATCTACTGGTAAAGTCACTAAGGCCATGACAGGCGCGGCCAGTTATACTATAGGCACAGGTGGCGACATTAACACGACACGGCCTACGGCTTTGTATGTTGTAACGTACACTTACGGCGGTATTGATTACAATGTTAAAGTGATTGACTATGCCGACTATCAAAAAATTGGTCTTAAAACGGTATCAGGTACAATTCCCGATTTTGTTGCTTTAAAGCCCGATAACCCACTCTCTACTATTTATTTATACCCAATTCCAACGACTGGCACACTAACACTAGACAACATCCGCCCTGCCACTGATTTAACC